ACTGCAACTTCAATTGAAGATGCAGAAGCTGTAATACACGTTGTTAAAATATCTGAGAATGAATTAAGAAAACAACAAGTAAATGGTTTTTATACTGACGTAGAGTTAGCACCACCAAGTAGTGTTGAACAAAACTCTGTAGAGAAAAAAGAACGTGAGTTAGATGGCACTAAAAAATCTGGTAAACAAGAAACAATTTATACTCTGTTAGAGTGTCATGTAAATTTAGACTTAGAAGGTTTTGAAGACGTTGATAGTCAAGGTCAAGCAACAGGAATAAAATTACCCTACATAGTAACTGTAGAAGAAGGTAGCCGAACAGTTCTCTCTATAAGAAGGAACTATGCGCCCGATGATCTAAAGAAAAATAAAATCCAATATTTCGTCCATTTCAAATTTCTGCCAGGACTTGGTTTTTATGGCTTTGGGTTGATACATATGATTGGCGGATTGAGCAGAACAGCAACAGCTGCTCTCCGTCAATTATTAGATGCAGGAACATTATCCAACTTACCTGCAGGATTTAAACAAAGGGGTGTAAGAGTTAGAGATGAAGCATCACCAATACAACCAGGTGAGTTTAAAGATGTAGATGCACCAGGTGGTAATCTAAGAGATGCTTTCTTTCCTCTGCCGTATAAAGAGCCATCACAAACTTTATTAAACTTATTAGGTGTAGTTGTATCTGCAGGTCAAAGGTTTGCAGCCATAGCCGATATGCAAGTAGGAGATAGTAATCAAGCTGCAGCTGTTGGAACAACTATTGCACTTTTAGAACGTGGTTCAAGAGTAATGTCCGCTATACATAAAAGATGTTACGCAGCTATGAAGGATGAGTTTAAATTATTATCTAAAGTTGTATCACAATACTTACCACCAGAATATCCATATGACGTTGTAGGTGGTGCAAGAAATATTAAACAAGCAGACTTTGACGATAGAATAGATGTCATACCAGTTGCAGACCCTAATATATTTTCAATGTCACAAAGAATTACTTTAGCGCAAACACAGTTACAACTCGCAACATCTAATCCCAATATACATAACTTGTATCAAGTATACAGAAACATGTATGAGGCCATAGGTGTTAAAAACGTAGATGCAGTTTTACCTCCACCTGCACCGACAGCACCAATGGATCCTAGCATGGAACATATAAACGCTCTTGCAGGCAAACCTTTCCAAGCTTTTCCAGGCCAAGACCATAGAGCTCACATAACTGCACATTTAAATTTTATGTCAACTAACATGGTTAGAAATAATCCTGCAATAATGGGTGCTATACAAAAAAATATTTTAGAGCACATAAGTTTAATGGCACAAGAACAAGTACAATTAGAGTTTAGAGAACAAATGCAAGAGATGATGTTGATGCAACAACAAGCAGCAGTTAATCCTATGGTGCAACAACAGTTACAAATGATGACAAATCAGATTGAAGCTAGAAAATCTATCTTAATTGCAGAAATGACAGAAGACTTTATGAAGGAAGAGAAAAAAATTACGTCACAATTTGACAATGATCCGCTTCTAAAACTAAAATCTAGAGAAGTTGACCTACGTGCGATGGAAAATGAGCGTAAAAAAGACAGCGACAAAGCTCAACAAGACATTGCAAGAGCAAGATTAATGCA